GTAACAAAAGATTTTGAAAGGCTAACTACAAAATGAATGTATCAGATATCCGCCAACACTTTATTCAGGCTTTAGCCAATGAGGAGTTCACAGTCGATCGTACCGGCAGCAAAACCATTGAGCTGATCGGGGCTTCTTTCGTTGCAGATGAGCCAGCAATCTTCGGTACAGTTAACAAAGACTACGTCAATGCTGAGATTGATTGGTATAATGCGATGTCCACGAATATTAATGATATTGAATATGGTGATAAACCACCTAAAGCATGGCAGATTGCAGCTAATGAATATGGTGAGGTAAATTCTAATTACGGTAAATTAATTTACTCTGATAAGTACCATGATCAGTATGGCCAGGCTTTAGATGAATTAGTGGTTTATCCGGATAGCCGTCGTGCATCAATGATCTATACTCGTCCATCTATTTGGTATGAATATAACGAAAATGACAAAAATGATTTTATCTGTACAAATGTTGTGACATATTATATTCGTAATGGCAAGCTAAATTGTGTTGTACAAATGCGCTCCAATGATGTAGTATATGGATATAAGAATGATTACGCCTGGCAGCACAATGTTCTCACCGAGCTTACCGATGATTATAACAGGTCTTGTGAACATATGCCAGGAAAGAAAGGTGAAGATATTAAAATAGGTACGATCACTTGGCAGGTACAGAACTTGCATGTATATGAAAGACACTTTGATTTGGTAAAATAATGGCTGTTATAACTAATCCTATTAGTAATATTCCTGTTAATGAAAAGTCCCACACCCTAGGATGGTCTAAGGTGTGGGCTTCTCATTTGTATGCAGATATCGACTATAAGTGTTCAGCAAATATTCTGAAACATGATATTGTCTATATTGACTTTGGTGCAAACTACTCAGGTTCTCTAAACCTGTTTGGTGGTGCTAATCAGGAGCTATTTAATCGGTTGAATCTGATCATGCAGTGCAAAAAAGTCTTATGTCTTGATTGGCCTTTTGAAATCAGTGAATCACTTCGAAAACGTATTGGTGCTAAGACTACATATGAAGGCTTCACTGATGATTGGTTTGATAAGCTAGAAGCATTTGAAAAGAATGTGCGGGTTCTAAAACAAGAAGATCGTGTGGTCACTGGTATTACTATGGGTGACAGTCATACAATTGCTTTTAGCCAAGAATCAGATGCAGTACTTCGTAATGATGGCAAAACCTTGTATGGCGCACTCAAGCTCGGCCTAAACAATATGTTTCGTGGCATGCCTATTAAAGGTAATATTACTTTATGTTTTGGCTCAATTGACATCCGCCATCATTTTCTGAGAGAAAACGGATTAAATGATAACCTTTCTACTGTTATTGAAACATATATTAAACAAGGCTCTGAACTAGAAAAAGAATACGGCTGTAATGTATCTTATGCTTATCCTGTTCCGGTAGAATGGGAAGGACGTAAGATTCCTAAGACTGGATTCTATAAAGGTTCTCCATTTCACGGTTCTATGCAAGAACGTAGGATTATTACAAACAAGTTTATTAGTGAGCTAAATAAGCATAAGGTTAATGTGATTGCACCACCAGATGATTGGTACACTATGGACCCTAAAGCATATGCTGAAACGTATATGGAATTTGGTTCTAGCTTTCACATTGCTCCTCCCTATTATCGCCGTGAAGATTTTGGGGTGACAACAGCAACTTTATTCTAGGAATATATTATGTCGCATGACAATCATGTAATTGATGGTGTTAACAAAGACATTCGACCTTTCCCTTGGTCTAGTCCACAAGAATGCCAAGAATATTATCTGGATATGGCAAAAGACTGGGAAGACCCATATGGTCCTCCTGTGATCAAAGAGCATGAAGGTATTCGTGTAGTACGTGATGATTATCTGGTAGGCTCAAAGGTTAGGGGTGGCGATTGTTTAATCTCTTCCCTGCCTGAGCACGTGGATACACTGGTGTACGTGCAGCCACGTACGGGACTGGCAGGTGTTTCTATTCTAGATGTGGCTAAACGCCACAATAAGAAGGTAAAACTATTCATGCCTTCATCTAAACAAATTTCCCTTCATCAGGCTTGTTGTATTGAACGTGGTGCTGAAACTTCTTTTCACCGTATTGCTGCAATGCCAAACTTGAATAAGATTGCTAAAGAATGGGCAGACGAAAGACCTAATACATTTTTTATCCCGTTGGGCCTTAAACATGAAATGGTCACTGCTGGTATTGTCAAGACCGCTATGAAGATCGATCCACCTGATCAAGTTTATTGTGCAACATCTACTGGTGTCCTGACTCGTGCCCTACAAATCGCCTGGCCGAATACGGAGTTTGTATCTGTTTGTGTGGCACGAAACATGAAAGACGGTGAGCTAGGTAAGGCAGAAGCCGTCTCAGAACCATTGGCCTTTACTAAGGCAGAACAGTCCCAGAACCTACCAGATTTCCCCGTGATCGACACTTACGATGGAAAGGTATGGAAATATATCCCAAAGAATTCTGATAAAGATATTCTATTCTGGAATGTAGGAAAAGAACCTGTACTACAGAATTTAGACATTATAAAAGAGACTCATTCCTTTAGGGAGTGGGGTGAATGAAATGGCTAAACGAAGAAGCAATTGATATACTAGTTAATTATTATTATCCTCGTGCTAAATGGCTACAACTCAATTGTAACTGGGGAAAACTTCCATACGAAGGTCCTGACGCAGATAGAGAAGTCAACGATCCACTAATGCAGCAGATTGATATCTACGATTGTTATACAAGAAATGCCGCAGGGTTTTCTAATGTAGTACAAGACCTAAAGTTCCGTACTAAGACTCCTAAACGGCATCACCAGATTAAAAATTCTGCGTTAGGCCAAAAGCATTGGGACCTTTGTGATAATTATGTGACTGATCAATGGGACCTTAAGACTTGGTTCTTTGCCTATATGGCACACAGAGCAACAGGTTCAGGTGCATCATTTACCAGAGACCATGGATACCGTAATAACTGCGTACATGAATGGGGCGTGATGGAATCTATGGACCAGATGATTGAAAACATCAAGGAGCGTAAAGCCAATAAGATTCCTACTTTTACGTCTATCGGTAACCAACCGCCAGCTCCACGTAAAGGAGTTAGCGTAGTTGATTACATTACCGAGGAACTACCTGGGCTTTTGGATAAGTTGATTGATTGGTTACATGTAGGACAGAAAAAGACACACAAGCAAGTTGTGGATTATATGAATGAGTATAATCTAGATCAAGGTCACAAACGATTTAATTTTGTTTATGCTGCTTTTTCCTATGATCTAGGCGATTACCATAAAGACTTGGTAGACGATATGTCACATGGCTACTTTGGTAACAATGCAGTACGTTGTATGCAGAAGCTTTCGTCTGGATATACTACCGATGCTTTCATGGATATTCTGTGTGAGCGAATGGGCGGGGCGCCCAGAGATAACGAGGATGTTCTCTGTGACTTTGTGCGGTTTGGTCAGAACTACGTTCCAAGAAGCGATGACACATTTAATCATGTATCAAGTGATATAACTAATAACTCCGGATGGGTTTCAGGCTGGGATCAGCGTCAAGGACATCCACCAGAAAAATCACCTCTAGAGGAATTCATGCTATGAAGTGGGATGCCCGCTATATGTCTTTGGCCAAGGAAGTCTCAACCTGGTCGAAAGATCCATCCAGTAAAATCGGTGCAGTTGCTATCGGAGACAAAGGCCAAGTCTTATCACAGGGATACAACGGTTTCCCTCGTGGTATAGAAGATAGTAAAATAAGATATGATAATCGTCAAACCAAGTACAAATATGTTGTACATGCCGAGATGAATGTGATATATAATGCTACATATAACGGTGTTTCGTTAAACGGCGCAACTCTATATGTCTACGGTTTGCCTGTCTGTTCTGACTGTGCGAAGGGCATTATTCAGGTTGGCATTAAAAAAGTCGTTGTACCTCGTATGGATATTCCGGAAGTCTGGAAAGAATCATGGCAGCGTTCGGTACAGATGTTTGATGAAGCCGACGTAAAATGGAGTATGATTGATTTTTAGTGTGTACAAACACGATAAAATATGGTATGATACTCTAATTGATTAACTACGGACTTTATTATGTACAAATACAGTGAAGATAAAATTATGGACCAGTTACAAACCTATATTGATAAGACATATGGTTCACACTATTCCAAACAAAGATTTCAGGCAACTGAGTTTATCGTAGATGCAGGACATGGCATGGGCTTTTGTCTTGGTAACGTAATGAAGTACGCTCAGCGATATGGAAAGAAAGGTGGACGCAACCGCGATGATCTGATGAAGATCGCCCACTATGCGATCATGGCTATGCACACGCATGATTTAGAAGAAGGAATTGATAATGCAAGCGAATGACATGCTCGAGGTGCTACAGAACTTCGGGTCGATTAACCAGAATATTGTGTTCAGACAGGGTACCTCATTGAGTATCGTATCCGAAGCCAAGAACGTTATGGCTAAGATTGAGCTGGATGAACCTATTCCAATGGACTTTGGCATCTATGATGCAACTGAACTTGTGCGCGTCATGAGTCTAGTAGATGATGCTGAGATTCAGTTCAATCAGGATTCTCTGTCTCTAGCAGGTAACGGTTCTAGTATTAAGTACTACTACTCCGATATTGATATGCTGACTCAGCCTCCTAGTAAAGAAGTCACCATGCCTGATCCAGAGGTACGGTTCATTCTAACACAGGATATACATAATAAACTTAAACGTGCTGCTTCTGCACTTGGTCACAAACAGATCAAGATTGCTGCAGATAATGAGTCCGTTAAACTAATCATTACCGATACTAAAAATGCTACAGCTAATAACTTTACTATCCGCGTTGAGGGTGAAGTTTTTGGTGATCTTAGTGACGGATTTACCATCGGTATCGATAATTTGAAACTTATGCCCGGTGACTATGAGGTACAGGTTTCAAGTAAATTGGTTAGTCACTTCAAGAATACTGACCGTAACGTCCAATATTGGATCGCTCTAGAGAAAAAGTAAACTAAAAGGAAATATTTTAAAATGAATGATAAAGACTTTTATGACCTCGGCGCAAAGGTCGGTCGCTCTACCGTAGCTATTATTGATGCCATTGTGCAGCGTGGTGCATTTAAAGGTGAAGAACTATCTACAGTAGGTCAGCTCCGTGATCAGTCTATTCAAATGATCCAACAGATTGAAGAGCGTCAAGAAGAACTCGACGATGACGATGAGGATGAAGAATAGCATGGAAAAATGGACTGACGAATATACCTTGGAGCGTATTACATACGATCTTGAAGGTGAAGTAGAAAGTCGTGTTTATCACACTTTTAAAGCCGATGAGCTCAACGAGCTTCTTGACTATATGTCATACTTTCTTCAAGGATGCTCATATACTTACGTTACAGGTTTGAAAGCCATTAAGGAATAACCTGTTTACATTGACCCCTAACTGTGATATAATCTTTTTACTCTAACAGTAAGGCACTATATAATGAATGATGATTTTCTCTGGGTAGAAAAATACCGTCCACAGAAAATCGATGATTGTATTCTCCCGAAGTCCCTGCTCGATACATTCAAGCAGACCCTGGCTTCGGGAGAACTTCCTAATATGCTCTTTACAGGTACTGCTGGTCTGGGTAAGACCACTGTAGCCAAAGCATTGTGCAACCAACTTGATCTAGACTATATCTTGATCAATGGTTCTGAGGAAGGTAACATCGATACCCTTCGCAATAAGATTAAACAGTTTGCATCTTCCGTATCACTGCAAGGTGGATACAAGGTAGTTATCCTTGATGAGGCTGACTACCTGAATGCACAATCATTTCAACCAGCTCTTCGTGGATTCATCGAAGAGTTTTCTAGCAACTGCCGGTTTATTCTTACCTGCAACTTTAAGAATCGTATTATTGAGCCACTGCATTCACGATGTGGTGTGTATGAGTTTAACACTAATAAAAAGTCTTTGGCTGAACTATCTGGTCAGTTTATGAAACGATTGACCTGGATTCTTAATCAAGAGAATATTACATATGATAAGAAAATTCTTGCTGAACTTATTATCCGCTTTGCGCCTGATTGGCGGCGTGTTATTAATGAGTGTCAGCGTTACTCTCTTAGCGGTACTATCGATACTGGGATTCTTAGTCTGCTTTCCAATAATTCTGTTAATGATCTCATTGGATATCTTAAGGCCAAAAACTTTAAAAAAATGAGGTCATGGGTAAGCAATAATATAGATACAGACACTTCCGGTATTTTTCGGAAGATTTATGATACTATGAATGAGACTATTCAACCAAATAGTATTCCTCGTGCTGTTCTAATCCTCGCTGATTACCAGTACAAGAATGCTTTTGTGGCTGATCATGAATTAAATGTTGTTGCTTGTTTAACAGAACTAATGGCGGAGGTAGAATGGAAATGAAACGCGAACTAACATTATACACACAACCTGATTGTATGTATTGCGATATGATGAAGACTAAGCTCGATCAATGGGGTTATACGTACAACGTAAAAAATATTAAAGCCGATACTGGCGCTCGAGCTTTTATTGTGATGGATGAAGGCCATCGAACAGTACCGCAGCTCTACTACGGTAAGACGCATATTAATCCCAACATTAATACTGAGGAATACACACAAAGTATTCTTGAGCAGTACATCGGTCACTTGGATGATGTTAAATGAATCCATTCGAATTTGTCAAAGCGATCAATAATAAGCAAAATATTATTAGAGATGATTTAGATGAAAAGTCATATATTCCATATATGATTAACCATAGTTTTTCTTATTTTCCCGACACAGTTCTTCTCGCCAACGAAATGAATATCAACCACCATTTAGATAATAAGCTTCAAAATGACTTTTTTATAAATACTATACGAAAGAATCCTAAGCGCTTTTCTAAATGGAATAAAATGAAGCACGATGGTGATTTTGAAGCGGTGAAAGAATACTATGGGTATAATAATGAAAAAACTCGTTCTGCTCTTTCACTACTTTCT